AGTTTACTGTCACAGCCGCCACGGGCAACACAGTTGTAGCGGGCACGTTAGCTGTTACAGGTGTTACAACGGCTACTGGCGGGCTTACAGGGTCACCTACAGTAAGCGTATCTGCTAGCGGCAACAAAGATGCCACGGCAATGACAGCACTTGTCGGACAAAGAATTATATCTACAGCTAGTGGAGACACTACGTACACCCTACCTGATGCAGCCACAGCAGATGTCCCTGTTGGCTCTACTTGGGTTATTGTTAACGCTCATGCTTCGGCTGATATTACTATCTCGTCTGGTGGCGCTGACGATGTTATAGCCCTGTGTTCAGGTGCAGCATACACTCCGGGTGACGCGAGCACTGACAGAACCATTGTGCAAGGCGGTGTAGCCGAGATCGTATGCGTACAAGCTAACCTATATGTTATCTTTGGTGGGGGCGTTAGTTAATGTCTTCTGGCGCTATAATGATGGTAGGCGGCGCAGGGGGTGGGGCTAATGTCTCCGTTATGACTGTGGGTGTCACCAATGCAAAACAGGGTTATTACTACGGGTTTGCTAGATCGCCATTCTCGGTGTTATCTGATGAATCGCTCGAAAAGGCTCAGTTCTTAGGTAGCCTATCTCCTAACCACGTGACAGTTGATGGCACTAACTACACTATACACACCCTCCGCACACAGAACACTGGCTCTACATTTATATTCGCCGTGGCCGACCCAGACGAAAATCTATCAGCCACATCAATAACGTCTGTAGCAACACCTTTAGGCAGTGTTAATATGAGCGCCCTTAACTTCCAAACAGTACTAAGTGCCGGAGTTAACTACGCATCGTGGTCAGGTACAGCAGTAGCCGCAGTATCATTATTTGGTGGCACAGACGGCGCTTCTGTAACGGTGACGTTCAATGTTTAGCACTGCAATAGTTAACGCAGTTGACCTAGTAAAGCTAGAGCAACTATACGCCGAAAACAAAGACACCATAGATACTAATACAAGGGCAGACTTTGACACTATAAAGCGTATGTTCGTACACGCGTGCGAGAACAAACTTAACGCAGAGATAACTAAAGACGGGAAAGTTGCGGGCTACACAACAGGTATAGTTAAGAACAAAGCATACTACTGCACAAACGTGATAGTGGGTGACAACAAAGCATTTATACTGTCTGGTGATTCCTTTTGTAAGGTATTACGGGATTTAGACATTACAGCCATAAAAGGGCATGTAAAGACAAACACTCCAATGTATGATTTCTTACTTGCGAGTTTTGGCAGAGAAGACTTATTTAACGCCGAAGTGGGCCTCCCTATTGAAGGGCACGACGGTATAATCATAACTTTAAACATATTGTAGAGGTAGTAATGGCAACGCAGAAGGAATTGATTGCAGAAACAATCGCGGGCATCGAAAAACACGAGGCGGAGTGTAACCTCAAGTACGGCCACATTAAAAAAGAACTTGATTCTGGGTCTAAGAAGTTTATCCGCCTAGAGAACATGATCTGGGGGCTGTATGCGGTTGTTATTACTAGCGGCATTACTATTATCAGTAAACTCGTCTAACGCTCAAGAAGCGCAAGATGCTTCAGTAGGTGACTTTGGCTCTAACAATCAGCAAAGCGCCGAGAGTATTGATAATCGAACCACCACCACAGTTACACAAGAGGGCGCTGTAGTTAATACTGCGGTAGCTCCTAGCGGTACGTCTTATAACCAAGACGTATGTGTGTTTTCTGGTAGCGCGGGCGTACAGACGCAGATGTTTGGGTTAGCCATTGGTAACCCTGTTGTAGATCAAAATTGTGAGCGTTTAAAGTTGTCTAAGCAGCTACAAGCTCTAGGTCTAAAGGTTGCTGCCGTTAGCGTTATGTGCCAAGATCATAGGGTGTGGTGGGCTTTATATGAATCTGGGACTCCGTGCCCTACTAACCAAGGATTAATTGGAAATGATGCGTACACGTTTTATAAACATCGCCCTGATAGGGTTCCTGATCAGCCTCTCATCTACCGTGAGAAGTCAAACAGACCTCCAAAATCATACAGCCGTCATAAATTCCCTAATAGGTGAGGAAGCAAACAATTTTATCTCCCAAATGGCCGCCAACATGGTTGACGGTACTACTACTATTGTCGACCCTAACACTGGCCAACAGTATCACGTTACCCAAGGTCAGTTGGACGCGTTTAATGACGCCTATTCTTTGGCACTCTCCGAGTCCACTCAAGAGCACATCACTGGTCTGTTAATACAAGATCAGATTATCGGCCAACAGGTTGAGTTTGAAGCGCAGAAGAACGTTATGGTTAACGAAGCGCAGAAAATAGCCGCCGTTACCGCTATCGCTGCGGAGATAGAAGTTGCCAGTGAGTCAACTAAGATCGGTATGGAGAAGTACGCCACTGATAACGGCCTAAGAGAGATTAAACAAGAAACCCGCGACAAATACGCAGCCAGTATAGAGGGTATGGTTGTGGCATCGCGTACCAAGAATATGCTTGAACAGTACGAAGGAGCGATCATTGAAGCGACTACGTTTACAACACAGGCTACCGAGACTGTTCAGGCATTCTACGACTCTGCTGTGGTAAGTATTGACGACCTATACCTAAACCAACTAAACGTAGCTTGGAGTGGCATTCTTGTGGGTGTAGAAGATCAATTCTGGACAGACAATATAAATACAGAGCAAGGGTTTTTCCCTGACCCTGACCCTAGTTTTGAGGTATTCCCATAATGAACGCAGAACAGATAAGCACGTGGATAGGCATAGCAGGCGCTTTAGGTGGTGTCGCTATGACTTTCGCTACAATGGAAGAGAAAGTATCTCAACTAGAAGGTTCTATGTCAGAACTGTATAATGTCGAAGAAATTCGCGTTATGGAACGTAGATTAACTACACTCGAAGTCACACAATCAAACAGCGATATAGGCCGTATATCGGCTACTATTGCTACAATACAAGCGGAGATAACCAATGCTAACCAAACTATTAAACGACTTGAAGGCACTATTAGCGGGCTTCAAAACCAAGATACAAGCGAAATCGAAAGCGGCGTTAGCGTTAATAAAAGCCGAATTAGCAATCTTCAAAGCACGATTGAAAGGCTTGAAGGGCAAATTGCGCGCCTTAGTTCGAGACTAAGTAACTTAAACAGTAATCCACTGGGGTAAGGGCTATGCGTAAACGTACTTCAGGGCTAACCAAGCGGCAGAAAACAACACTAGAAAAGCATAAAGAGCACCATACAGCGAAGCATATGGCTTTTATGCGTAAAGAAATGAAGAACGGTAAGAGTTTTTCAGCTTCACATAAATTAGCTATGCAAAAAGTAGGTAAGTAAAATGAATTTTAAAGCTATTAAAGGCTTAATTGGCGCGGTTGCTCCTACACTTGGTACGGCACTAGCTGGCCCTCTTGGGGGCACTGCGGCGTCTGCAATTGCATCTGTATTAGGTTGTAAGTCAGACGCTAAGTCTATCGAGACGGCGATGCAATCCGCCACACCTGAGCAGCTTGTTGAGATTAAAAAGGCCGAGTTAGACTTCGAGAAGAAGATGGCAGAGTTAGAAGTCGATGTATTTGCTTTGGAGGCTCAAGATGTCAAAGATGCGAGACAGGCACACAAAGGTGATTGGACGCCGAGAGTCGTTGCTCTTGTCGCTCTGGTGGGTTTTGTTGGGTATATTTTTCTTGTTACTATCCAGCCACCTGATGCTAATAGTGACACTATAGTAAGCCTAATCCTAGGCTACATGGGCGGTGTAGTATCAGCTATAACTTCTTTTTACTTCGGGGCGAGTCATAAACCAGATGAGTAACTTTAAATACTTTAAGATCGAAGAGTTTAATTGCCAAGAGACTGGCGAGAATGACATGCAGGATGAATTTATCCATGCGTTAGACGCGCTACGTGAGGCGGCAGGTTTTGCCTTTACAATTACTTCTGGCTACAGAAGCCCTAAACATTCCATCGAAGCTAAGAAAGCAGAGCCGGGGATGCACAGCAAAGGCATTGCCGCAGACATACGAGTTAGTAGCGGCGCGCAGAGATTCTTGCTAGCAAAACTAGCCTTCGAGCTAGGTTTTAGTGGTATCGGTATCGCTAAGACTTTTGTTCACGTAGACACACGCGATACTGTACCTGTGCTGTGGACTTATTAAGAGGTAACAATGCCATTAAGCAAGTTAGAACTAAAACCCGGTGTAGACAAAGAAGGTACTCGATACAGTACTGAGGGTGGATGGCACGACTCCGACAAAGTACGGTTCCGTAAAGGTTTGCCGGAAAAGATCGGTGGGTGGGTGCGCCTGTCTAACAATGTGTTTAACGGCATATCTCGCTCTATCCATAGCTGGCGTACTCTAGCTAGTAAGTTGTACGTAGGTGTTGGCACAAACACTAAGTTCTACATCGAGTCTGGTGGTGAGTACAATGACATCACCCCACTCCGCAAAGCTACGGCTACCTTAGCTGATGACCCCATTGTTACCACTGCAAGTTCTACCACTGTGCGCGTAATAGACACTACTGGTGGGTACGGCAATGGGGACTTCGTAACGTTTGCAGGTACGGCAGAGACAACAAACGGGGTGACTACTGCTCTATTAAGTAACGAATTCCAAATATCCCACAACTTGGCAGAACAAGCTACAGCACACGTAGCAGCAACCACTTCTAGTAATCAGGAAGTCACCCTAGACAACAATACTGGCACTATCGCTATTGGTATGACAGTGACGGGCACTGGAGTAGGTACGGGGGTATACGTCTTAGATGTTACTACCGGCGATTTAGACCAGAACAAAATAAAGTTAAGCGCCGCTAAATCCTTAGATGAAGACGTTGTGCTGTCGTTTACGTTCGCCGATTCCTACACAATAACTATAGCTAGCGCCTCTGGCGGTTCCCCTGCTGCTACCCCTGCGGGCGGAAACGCTATTACAGCTACGTACAAAATAAACTCAGGTGATGAAGTACAGACTCCAGCTCAAGGTTGGGGCGCAGGATACTATGGTGGTGGGGTTTGGAGCACTGGACTCACTACCGAATCTAACATACGTTTGTGGAGCCAAGCTAACTTTGGCGAAGACCTTATTCTTAATTATAGAAGCGGGCCGTTGTATTACTGGAAAGGTAGCAACGCGTTAACTACTCTAGCTGTACCGCTAGACGATAAAGATGCAGTAACCGCTAATAAACACAACGCTAGCGGTGGCTCTACCACAACTCTAGTAATAAATGATAACGTGGGCACAATACGTGTCGGTATGATTGTGGGGGGTACAGGAGCCGCAGGTGTTGTTCGTGTAGTTACTGTGACCGACCAACAAAATCTCGTGCTTGATACGGCTGTAAACGTGTCCGATGATGCTCCCCTTACTTTTAAATATGATGTACCGACCAAAGCTAACAGGGTACTGGTATCAGATATTAGTCGGTTTGTGTTTTGTTTAGGTACGACCGCGTACTTAGATGACACATACGTTATGGATCCTCTGCTAGTTCGATGGTCTGACCAAGAAGACGCAACTGATTGGATACCTACTACCACAAATGTGGCTGGTAGCTTACGTTTATCTAGGGGTGGTGAGATTATAACGGGTATACAAGCCCGCCAAGAGATACTTATCTGGACAGACGCGGCTCTATACTCCCTACAGCTACTCGGTTTAGAAGGCTGGGGTGCGCAAATAGTAGGTGAAAATGTGTCTATAGCCAGCCCAAGCGCTGTTGCGTACGCTAATGGTATGGCATTCTGGATGGGTAAAGACAAGTTTTATACCTATGATGGCAACGTAAAACCACTACCGTCTACCCTACACAGGCACGTGTTTGAGAATTTTGAGGTTGGTCAACTACAGCAAGTAGTTTCTGGCACCAATGAAGAATTTAATGAGGTTTGGTGGTTCTACCCTAGCGCAGAATCTACAACTAATGACTTGTATGTGGTGTACAATTACTTAGAAAACCTATGGTACCACGGCACTATGGCACGTACTGCATGGGAAAATTCAGGTATTCGTAGCTTTCCATTAGCCGCTACGTACACTAAAAACCTTGTAAACCATGAAGCAGGGGTAGATGATAATGAAACAACTACTACGTTACCTATAACTGCCTCTATTACGTCTTCTGAGTTCGACCTACAAGATGGGCACCAATTCGCCTTTGTATGGCGTATGTTGCCAGATATTACGTTCCAAGGGTCTACACAAGGCTCTCCTAGCGTAGATATGACTCTAAACCCGTTAGACAGCTCTGGCTCTGGATATAACACTCCAACGTCAGAAGGTGGCAGTAACACAGGCACAATAGTGCAGGGAACTACAATTACTGTAGAACCTTACACCACACACATAAACACGCGCTTACGTGGCAGACAAATGTCTATGAAAGTCGAGTCTACGGACTTAGGAGTTAAGTGGCAGCTCGGGTACCCCCGTATTGATATGCGCCCAGATGGAAGACGCTAATGGCTAATAACGTTAAGTTTAAGTCCCCAGCTCTGCCGATACCGCCTGCACAGTACACTCAAAGCCTGTACCAACGCACGTTTAGTGTCCTACGCTTGTACTTTAACCAGAT